GGAGTATTGGAAAAGAGTAATGCGGGCAGAGAAAGACGTATTTGGTGATGTGTCTTTTATAAAAGCCAACAGTCTAATATTAAAGATGGGTGATATTAATAATGTCAAATCTGACATATTCAAAGAGGCGTTAGAAGCGGATTATATAATAACTTTTGGCTGTTCATACATTAAGAAACCCTTAATAACAGAACTAATAAAGCGTAAGGCAATCAATATACACATGGGGCTTAGTCCGTATTACCGGGGATCAGGTTGTAACTTCTGGGCCTGCTATGATGGCAATTACGACAAGGTAGGTGCTACTATCCACTTGTTAAGCGAAGGACTTGACAGCGGAGATATGTTATTTACGGCAACGCCAGAGCCGGTTGATGACCCGTTTGAATTAGGCATGAGGGCAGTAGAAACAGCGCATAAGGCGTTAATGAGCAACATAGTGTTTGGTCTTATTAACAGCGTTTCACCAAAGAAACAAAACAAGCAATTAGAAATAAGATACAGCCGTTACTCAGACTTTACAGATAAGATAGTAACCGAATACCTGGGGAGGTTAGAATGAAAGCATTGATATTGTTGTTGATGTTATGTGGGTTGGCAAAGGGGGCAGTTCAGGATACAATTATTTGGCCCGCAACATCTGTCTTGACAATTATTGTCAAACATTGGGACGAATACCAAAATACTGACGGCGTTCTCGATAGCTGTGAGCATTGTTTTGTAACTGCCGATAGCTCATGGCAAGATACTGCGAAGGTGATGCAGGTGTTTTGTGGTGACAATATGGACGGGTCATATTCCTGCGATACAGTATATAGGAAATCTAATAAAATATATTATTTCTACGATAAAACTTTTGACGGCTTCATGGAATTTATAAGGAGCAAAAAGGATTGAGAGTATTATTAGTAGCATACGACAACGGCTCTTACACCCATTGGTTCCCACAGGGGTTAGGATACATAGCTACAGCACTAAGGAAAGACCACGAAGTTACTATCTACAACCAGGACTTACACCATTATCCTGACAGCCATTTAACCGACTATCTCAATAAGCACAGGTTTGACATGGTAGGTGTGGGAGTGTGTGGTGGGTATTATCAGCATCAAAAACTAATATCAATATCTAAAGCTATTAATGAGTCTAACCAAAGGCCGCATTATGTTATAGGTGGTCACGGCCCATCACCGGAACCGCAGTACTTTCTTGACCAGACAGGTGCAGACAGGGTGATAATCGGAGAGGCAGAAAATGCTATTATAAACTCAGAAGAGCCGGTTAACATAGACGCTTTCCCTGCTTATGACTTATTTCCTATGGAATATTACAGGCTGTTACGTATGCCACATTGCAAACCTACAGACTTTGTTATGCCCATCTTATCAGGCAGGGGCTGTCCGTTTCAATGCACATTCTGTTACCGTATGACCAACGGTATAAGGCTTAGAAGTACTGAAAGTATTGTAGGGGAAGTCAAGTTACTCAAAAGAAACTACGGTATTACATATATAGCGTTTGCAGATGAACTATTAATGACCGGACCGCAACGCACTATAGAGATATGCGAAGCCCTCTTACCCTTAGACATAAAGTGGGACTGTAATGGTCGTTTAAATTATGCCTCACCCAAAATATTAAAACTAATGAAACGTTCTGGCTGTGTATTTATTAACTATGGTATAGAGTCATTAGACAACCAAGTATTAGAGAACTACAATAAGAAACTAACCGAGCAACAGATAATTAACGGAGTAGAGGCAACCTTAAAATCAGGCATAAGCCCCGGTCTAAACATAATATTTGGTGGTATAGGTGACACCGCAGAGACGCTAAATAAGTCAGTTGATTTCCTGTTAAAATATGACGACTGTACCCAGATGAGGACTATCAGGCCGGTAACACCGTACCCAGGATCACCGCTATATGATACAGCAATTGAGAGAGGCTTACTAACCGGGCCGGAAGACTTTTATACTAAACATACTAATTCAGACCTGTTATCCGTTAACTTTACGAATCTTACAGATTCAGTGTTTCACCAATCATTACTAATAGCTAACACTAAGCTTATAAACAACTACTTTATTAACAAGAAGCGTTACATGACAAAGCAATCAGTAGATTTATACCTAAACAACAATACTAATTTCAGAGGTTACAGACAGTCATAGGAGGTTGAAATGAAAATGCTGATTTTGTTGTTTTGTATTAATATTTGTGGTGCACAATTTAGAGGTTTTGGTGAACAGTCGTATCATTGTATTTATAAGAGCTGCAATATATGCGGCATAGACCTGTATGCTTATAAAGAAAGCAGCGATTATACGTTTTATGGTGACAATATGCCGGGATACAACCACACCTATCGCCCATCTTGCAAGTGTGAAAACCCCGAAAAAGCCTATGGTCTTCATATTACCTATGGGCCTATATGCGATTCGTGCTATTTCGTATTAGACAAAATGGGCAATTATATAAAACAACAATGGGATAAGAGAATTGAAGAAATACGGAAAGAGCATGTCGAATCAAGGATAATGTATGACAAAAAGCGGTACAATGAAGTGGTTCAACAGAAAGAAAATGAAATAAAAAAGCTTAAAAGAGAACTAGATATATTAAAATAACAGCCCTAAAAATAATTACAAAATATTATCATTATAAAACTAACCCTTGAATAATACCATGAGACTGCTTATTATACTATCGATATTGATATTTTTACCCATTAACAATATGCTTAATGATAGACAAAAACAATTCTGCTTAGAGTACTTAGTTGACCTCAATGCCACACAGGCCGCTATCCGTTCTGGATATTCAACAAAAACAGCAGGTTCAGTCGGTTCGGAAAACCTTACTAAACCTGAAATCGTAAAGGAAATCAAGAAGCAGATAGACAAAACCCAAGACCGCACAAAGGTTAAGATAGACCGCATTGTAAAAGAGTTAGAGAAGATAGTCTTTTTTGATATCAAATCAATAGTAAAAGATTACAATGAGTGTGGGGTCACTTTTCACACAATAGACAATATAGACGGTGCAACTATAGCCCATATATCAGAGAAACACAACACTAAGGACGGTATTATCTATATAGACATGAAGCCACATGACAAGCTAAAGGCCATAGAGTTGCTTGGTAAGCACTATAAGATGTATACAGATATGACGGGCCTTGACCCAGGCACAGTAACAACGCCTCTCAAAGAGATAGTAGACCAATTAAAGAAAGACGGGCTTAATGTATGACAAGAGTAATTATAAAGTATAAAGATGGTAGGCGAGGGGGTTTTGACCTTAAGTTTACCGCCGGTTTTAGGGTACACGATTTAGGCTCATGTGACAATATGATAACCGTTGCGGTGATGGGTTCAACATATCACTATGTAAAACAGGAATATAGCAGGTCTGCACCAGAAGGATATATGGTTGATAACTATGATGAAATACTAGAAAAGCTAACTAATTACTTCTATGGGATTTAAGGTATGAGGCTTATCACTTGGATAGTAGCTGTATTATTCTGTATAGCTATATGGGGTACGGTGTTTTATTTACTTTATACTTGGTGAGGCACATGAGAAAAGCAATTAAAGACTGTACTGCCTACAGGGACGGTAGATGCAGATTCAACCCTTTTTCGCCAGAGTCAAAAGGCGAATATGGTGAATGCTGGGGTGAGCAATGCCCTATCATATACTGGTCTAAGCTGTTCGGCATAACAGAAGAAAAGCGTGAACAGATAATGATTAACCTGGAAAAGATAGATATTTAATGAAACGCATTGACCTTGTAAGGGGTGCTATTTTAACGCTCGTTCTGGTGCTTTTACTTGTAGCAAGTTGCCATATGGCATCTACGGGTCTTCCTTATCTGTCAAAAGAAAGAGAGGTGGGATGGGTAGAAACAATTTTATTGCTTATATTTTAGGAGGAGTTTAGATGTGGGATGAACGCTATGAGCAAATAAGGGGTCATAACTGGTATAAGCCTCTGTACAGAATAGAGAAGAAATACGCTAAATTACGCTTTGAATTGGTATCTGCCTATATTAACGACAATGTAAAGCCGGGAATGGTTGTAGCAGATATAGGCTGTGGTAATGGCACTTATTTTGAACTGTTAAGGGCTTGTGGTGCTAAGATCATAGGATTAGACATAATGCCCATGGCTGGGGTGATGTTACACGACATAGTAAGAGAGCCGATACCGCCTGTTGACCTAGCCTTATGTATAGGAGTTTTACCCTACCATAAAGACTATATAAGCATACTACGCAACATACTGCCTTATACAGATAAGCTACTGTTTGATTTCTTGGATAAGCACAGCCCCACAAACATATTAAGACGCATAATCAGGCCTTTGAATGTACGGGGTGTACATTTCCAGGATAAGTGGCAGATGGGTTGGGCATTAATGGGCGGCTACATTAAGTACACTAAACGAGGCACCGGCTGGATGGTAGAGTGGAAAGCCGGAGAGAACCATATATCCCCATTATTCGCATGAAAATCTGTTATATGGGTGGTGGCAATCTAGGGGCAATGTGCCTACAACACCTGTTAGATCGGGGCTATGAGGTATCGTATGCGCTAGGTGACGAGTTTATTAAGGGAGTGTGTTACAAGCAAGACATAGGGGTTGTAGCGCTTAATGGCCTTGTATATCAAGATGACACAGACTTGATCATATCAGTGCAGTACCCATACATATTAAAGAAAGAGCACATATCAAAGGCAAGCAGGGCTATTAATCTACATATGGCACCACTACCGGAATACAGGGGTTGTAACCAGTTCTCGTATGCCATTATAAACAAAGACAATTCCTTTGGTACGACTGTCCACGAACTGACAGAGAGGGTAGACGAGGGCATGATATTGGCTGAAATGCGCTTTGGTATAGCCGGCCGGATATGGGTAAAAGACTTGTACAACCTGACGGCAAAGAAGTCCTACCAGATGTTTAAGGCTGCAATAGGCAAGATAATAGACGGTTCGGTTAAGGGTAAGGTGCCGGTGGGTAAAGGGTCTTACCATTACAGAAAAGAGATAAATGAGTTAAAAAAGATAGACTTAAGCTGGCCCAAAGAGAAGATAGAACGTTATATAAGGGCCACGTATTTCCCACCTTTTGAGCCTCCCTATGCAGAGGTAGCAGGAAAGAAGGTGTATTTCACCTTTGAGCCTTGAAAACACCTTATCTAAGTTCGGCATATCACCTCGCCACATATCCGGCCTAAAAGACTTCTTTGCCTCAAATAAGCTAATATACTTCATGCATGGGGCTATACGTGCCTCAAAGACAGATGCACAGATACTAGCGCATATCATACAGTGTACAGAGCATCCAGGTGAGTACTTTGCCATAGGCAAGACTCTGGACTCCCTTAAGCGTAATGTATTAGAGGGTGAGCGTAAATTCAAGTATTGGCTTGGCCCTCAATGCTACCATAAGGGCGATAATATACTAGATATTGAGGGGTCAATAACCTATTTCTTAGGTGCTAATAATATAGAGGCAGAGAGTAAGATCAGGGGTGGTACGTTCCATGGTGGTCTACATGACGAATTACCCTTATTACCCAAGAACCTCGTTAAGCACAGCATAGGGCGTTGTTCTAAGCCTGGTGCAAGGATGTTCTGGGCCGGTAATCCCGAGAGTCCGTATCATTGGGCTAAGACTGATTACATAGATAACAACCCAGACGTGTTATCCCGCAGCTTTAAGCTGTATGACAATCCTAGCCTCACCCAAGAATACATAGACAGGCTTTCAAGGCAGTATACAGGCATATGGAAACAACGCTATATAGACGGCCTTTGGGTAGTGGCAGAGGGGCTTATATACACCTCATACAAGCCAGATGTACATAACTATACACAAGACATTGTATATTATGATGAGGCGCTAATAGGCATAGACGTTGGTAGTGATTGGCCTACCTGTTATGAGTTAATCAAGAAAAAAGAGAATAAGTACTTTAATGATAATGAGTGGTGGCACGATCCAAGGGAAACGATGGTAATTAAGACTATAACGACATTAGTGAACAACCTGGAGCAGTTTGTTAATGTCTATGTTCCAGAGCATATACCATTGAGAATATACGTAGATGAGACAGCAAGGGAGTTTATAGCCGAATGTAGGCAGCGGGACCACCGGGTAAGCGGTATATTAGAGGCTACAACCAAGAACCCTACAGACAGAGTACAGCACGTAGATGCCCTATATGGTACAAACAGGCTGTTTCAGCACAAGACTAGAACCCCTGTAGCAAGCAGAGAGAACACCTATTACATATGGGATGAGAAGAAAGCAGAGAAAGGGGTTGACCTACCCGGCAAGAGTGCCGATATCCACGCAGTAGAGGCTAGGGATTACGCCTTATATATGGATAGCCTTAGTTCAGAACCAGGAAATATAAGATAAAGGAGAAAGAATGAGCAAAAAACAGACAACCAAATATCATTATCAAGCGATATATGCTGACGGCACCTTCATTAAGGCCGGATGGGTTTACAACAAATACAGGGGAACAAGAGCAGATAAAATTAGATTGAAGATAAAGAGCGCCAATCCAGGTGGCAGTCAAGATTTTTTAATGCGCAAAGATGAGGCATTATGTATTATTAATGGCCTTAGTAAAATATTGACAATGGAAAGCTTGGGTTATTTTAAGAAATGAAAAGGCTTAAAAAGAAGTAATATCCGCTAAGGCAGTTACAAAAACCTATCATTATCTGTACCTCTATTGACTAATCCCGTCTATTCGTATATTATTAGTCTTGTATATGAACTATTTCGACAAGAATCTCACCGCAGATATCGTTGATAAGATGGTATCTGAATTAAGGGCTAATAACGACAGGGCTAAAGAGGCTTACTTTGACGAACTTGACGATTACTGGTATAACAGGGTAGCTGATGATGGATTCTCACAGGCTTACTTCCCCAAACTTGCTAACGAAACCCAGCCAGAGTTTGATGCAAGGGAAAAGATGGGCATACCTTGGGCAAGGATATTCTCGCAATATCAGAATTATTACTATTGGTACGGGAATACAACTTATGAGTGGCAGCCCAAAAAGACAGAAAAGATTGCCTTTGACGAAGATAGAGAACCCACCGCAGAAGAAAAAGAAGCCAACCTATTAAACGATAAGCTCTTTGAAGTCAATGACTACCACGCCAAGAAATTTGAATATTTAACCACTACTTTTAGGTATGGGTGTGACTATCTAAAGCCTGATTTCGCCAGATACAACATAAGAAACGGTGAAGAGATTAAGGTAGACGGGGTTAATGGGTCAGGCATGACTTTGTGGCAAGAGATTAAGCCCTATTACGTCACCCCGATATATCACCCCAAATTCCACGATCAGGTACAAGCCGTAGTTATAGACTACATATTTGATGGCAATGGTGAGTATAAGATGGTTAAAGAGAATTTAGAGTATTCTGCTAACTATGAGAGGCGCTTAGAGTATATAAGCCGTGACTCGTACTATACGACCAAGAGTGGCAAGCAGTTTGAGGGTATGTGGAGGGCTTGGGTAATAAAGCACGGTAAAAAGGATTGGGAGGAAATACCCAATGACAACGGTAAGGTCGGCAAAAAGAATCCATATCAAATTATGCCTATTAATTTCTGGGAAACCTGGGACGGTGAGTCCATTATATCAAAAGCCAAAGAATTAATAAATAGGTATAATCTGGAGATTTCTACTGTAGCCAATGCTTTGAAATTCATGGGCTTTCCCATGCTTTCGTTCCGTGGTTTACGGCCTAAAGGCGGGGATTTGCAGACCGGCCCTAACAGAATCTTATATACTGGTGATCCTACCGGAAGTCAGTATTTTGAGATACTAGAGCCTGGCTATAACGAGGGACCGGCCAACATGCTGTTAGATAAGCTGGAACGGTTCTTATCCTTTGTGTTTTCAGTGCCTTTAGAGGTATTGAACGGCATAGCTGAAAGCAAGAGCGGTATACAGCTAGAAATGCTTTTTACTAGTTTGGTACAGTTAAGACAGCATATGCAAATGAGCATAACCAGGGCAGAACAGCAGTATATGTGGAACTCACTGTATATCTGGGAAATGGAGAACGGTGGCAAGCACAAGTATACAGACGTTTTAAAGCCAGTAGTTACCTACGAAGAGAACATAGTACCGGCTAATAAGCAAGAGGAATTGACACAGGACATCATAAAAATGACCAATGGTTTAACGGCAAAAGAGGACGGGATATTAAAATACAACACCAGAATAGACAACTTTAAGGATGCCCAGAAGTTCAAACAGCAGACGGAATCCGAGCAAGAAGAACAGGCAGACAAGGAAGCGGAGAGGCTTAAGGGTAGTATGCCGTTAAACAGGTTCCAGAAAAAAGAAGATAAGAAACCGCCTTTTAACAAGCAGGGGGCTAAATAATGGATTTGACAGAACGTAAAAAGATTTATGAGTCTGGTGGTATGATTATTTGGGAGCCGGGGATGGAAAACGAACTGGAAATAATCCAACAAATACCCCAATTAAACAATGCGGAAATCACAATTACTTTGGACAAGGACATTATGCTTAAGGTGTCCAAGTACTATTTAAGCGGAACAGTAATAGGTTTGTTAAAAAAGACGGTTGATTATTTAGACAAACACGGGAGCATAAACAAGGATTCAGAAGGCTACCGGGAATTAAAAGATATGATAGAGTTTCTAAAAACAAAGAAATAATGAATGAACAGCTTGAAATTGAACTTACAGAAGACTTCCAGACCATCAACAAGGCAATCCTTGCCGGGGTTGGACAGTTGGTTGACGAGTATATGCCTAAATTCGACACCGATGAACAAGGGCGCATTACCAGCAACATTCAGAATCTGGCTGTTAAGCAAGAGCTTGAACTTAAGATCAATGAATTTACTCAACCTTACTTACGGCTTATTCGAGACGAACTCGATGAATCTGAACTAGAGGTAATACTTGGAGTTAATAAAGAAATATCAACCAAAGACGGTTCAACTACCAAGCTGGAAACGGCACCAGTTGATTAAGAATGAGATACTAAGGTACACACAGGATGCCACTCAGACAGGAAGATTTAGACGAGAGAATAGAGCAATGGTTCGCAGAAGCTGGGGTCGGTGAGTTCTTTGACATAGCAGAGATTAGCAGGGCGCAAGTAGAACTTGCATTGAACAGGAATTTTAGCCTAATCAATCAAGTTGACCGTGATATGAGTGCTGTCATAGGGCAGACCATAGCCAGGGCCATAGCCACTAAGTCAAGCCCCGCAGACCTTAAGAAAGAACTGATAAGGCTTAATACTCAAGGCGATTTAGAGTTAACGGCTTTAGAGATAACAGACAAGAACGGGGTTAAGCGGGTTATAGGGCTAGAGACTAGATTAAACACCATAGCACGTACAGAGTTATTTAAGACCGAAGAGGACACCAAGATACAGACCTCAGAAGAGTTGTTAGATGACCCCGTAGGTACAGCTAAAACAGCCAGAGACAAGAGCGTAAGGCCCAGACACAAGGCATGGCAGGGATGGACAATGAAGCTAAGTGATTGGATGAAAGCACCGGATAGGCCCGGTCAATTACCTAATTGCAGATGTACTTTAATTATAGACGAAACAAGTGAATTTAAAGGAACGCTACACAAAACGTTACCAGGAGGTTAATGTGTTTATCAAGCTTAATGGGATTGATTTTAATGTTCCGAACTGTGAGTCGTTGGATGTTGACCACGATGATTATTTTATGTTATCCCTTGGCTCTGGGGAAAATGCCATTTTAAAGTTCACCCCGTCCAATCTAGGGGAAAAGGAATTTAAAGCCAAACAAAAGGCACTTCGTAAATATGTAAAGGAGAACTCGATATGAAACGACTCTTCATTATCGGTCTGGTATGTGGATTCTGTTTTATAGGCTGTCAGCAACAGTCAGTACAGCAAAAGAAAGCAGAAGAAATGAAGGCTAAAGGCAAAGCCACAATGAAAAACGTTGTCAAACAATTAAAAGCTAACGAATGGGTTAAACGAGGTGATTATTGGGAAGACCGTAGCGGTACAAGGTGGATGGCAGTAATAGCCGATAGTACAGGGGCTGTTATTATCAGGCGTCAAAAAAATGAAAAATAAACTATTCTTACTGGTACTACTGTTTACCTTTGCCCATGCTACCACCGGCTGGTATTCGGATCGGGTAGTTAATCGGGCTGGCATAGGGCAGTATAACGCCAAGGTAGAGTTGCGTAGCTGGGATGACACCACTACTACAGACTATTACGATACTACTAATAGTGATGGGGAATGGGGTCTTACCATAGAGGCTAATGACTATGGAGTCTTTATAGATTCTGTATATCAGGCTAGGTTTATATTTGTACCTGATATAATGGGTAATATAACCTTCGGCTTTAACATTACCGATACATTGAGGGTGCAAACGTTAAGAGTAGATTCGGCTTTTTACTTTCCTAACGCAGTACCTGATTCGGCCAAATTTGCTCAACACGCAGATACAGCGGCTTATACGTCTACTGTTGCGGATAGTACCAGGGCTGCACGTAAAGCGGATTCGGCTTATATCTGGTCGGCTTTTGCTGATAGTTCACAGGTAACGGACACCGCCACAATAAGCCTTTATTCTGATACTGCTGGGGTGAGCGATACAGCTACGTTAGCCTTATTTGCGGATACAGCCGGTGTGTGCGATACATCCACTACGGCTTTGTATGCTGATACTGCTGGTGTTTCGGATACATCCACCCTAGCTTTATACGCTGATACAGCCGGGGTAAGTGACACATCTACTACGGCATTATACGCCGATACCGCTGGGGTATCAGATACAGCGACGCTGGCTTTGACCTCAGATTTTGCGGAAACTAGTAGGGTTTCAGACACATCGACTTTAGCTCTTTATGCCGACACAGCCGGAGTATGTGATACTGCAACGCTTTCCCTTTATGCTGATACGGCGGGGGTGAGCGATACTGCAACGCTAAGTTTGACTTCTGATTTTGCTGATAGTGCCGCTGGGTCTGCCCGTTTAGGTGGTCGTTCATTAGGCACATCCGGTGCGACTGTACCACTTTTAAATGGTTCGAATACCCATAGCGGAACGAATACGTTCTCTGGTGTTTTGTCTGCTACCGGAAGTTTATTAGCAGGGTCAAATATAATACAGGTTGTTGGGTATTCTTCCAGAGTTCCGCGTCTTGGTGCTGACACTTTGTACGATTTCGCTAATAGCGATTTAGTAGCCTTAATCAAAAATACAGACATTATATTTAGTGATTCGATATATGCCGTTATTGCTGAGTTTGATTCCCTGCACAGTACAGCTATTAAGGGTGCTTCCGGTTGGATAGATTCAGCATCGGTCACTAATTTCGCAGATACCGCAAGCGGGGCATTAAGGCATGGAGGGTACTTAATAGGAACCTCTGGGGGTACTGTACCGCTTTTAAACGGGACTAATACGTTTAGCGGAACGAATACGTTCTCTGATTCCAATGCCTTTACTGTTGCAATATATGTTAATAGAAGTGAAATAGACACCATAAGGGGCGATACCTTAAACTTCAACGATGGTCATTTTGAACATGCCGAAATTGATACCGTACATGGTGATACCCTTGATTATAACGATGGTCATTTTGAGCATTTAAGCGCAGACACCGTACATGGTGATACGTGCGATTTCCTTAATGCAAGGCTTGATACGTTGTCAGGCGATACAGCTAATTTTAAGCACATAGTTGCCCAGAAGATATATGCCGATACCATAGGTGGAGTTATAGACACCGGATCAGTTACCAATTTTAAGGTAACTAAACTGTATAATGGTGCGGCCTTATGCGCCTTACTAGAAACCGATAACATGACTATTAGCGATTCTTTAGAGACAAGGCACGTGGTAGCTGATAGCATTTATGGGTTTATAGTCAGTGGTACAGGGTGGGTTGATTCAGCACAGACTTGTAATTTTGCCGATACGGTTAGTGGTGCTTTGAGACATGGTGGTTATCTAATAGGAACATCCGGCGCTACTGTTCCGCTTCTAAACGGCACGAATACCTATTCTGATTCAAACGCCTTTACCGATGCCGTCCTGATTGAACTGGGTCGGCTGGATTCGATTCGAGGCGATACTCTTGATTTTGATGATGGAAATATTACGACCATTTACACGGGAACAATAAACGACAATGGTGGCGGTACTATTACAATGGGGAATACAACACGATGGGGGACGGGCAATCACATACAAATAGCATCTAACACCATTACTGACCAAGGCGGAACAGGGACTATATATTTTAACGCCTCACAATCTGGCAATCCATCTGGGCCGTCAGCAAAAGTCTACGGCATGGCTGTAGAAATAAATGCTGATGGTGACGGTGGTGATTTGACTCTAGGGGCAGTCGACGATGCGACATTTACCGTAGGAGATCAATTAAACCTTTTGGCCGGTGCTACTGATACTGTAAATGTAATAAGGGGTTATTTCTCAGCAGATACAATTATCAATGGATACATAAAAGACTTAGACGGTTGGGTGGATAGTGCCGTTACCTGTGATACTGCTACAACGGCTCTATATGCTGATACAGCAGACGGGGCTTTATATCTGCAAGGGTTCCAGATTGGAGTAGCGGCAAATAAAGCCCCTGGTGATTCGCTTGTGTTGGCTTCTGATACTATTACCTGGAGCGCACCGGCTACATTCAGCGACGTAATTATCTTTAGTGACTCTGTACAGCTTAGTAGTGATTTGGAATTAACAGGTGTATTATTGAGTTCTACACCAGATACGGTTTTAGTGATAAGCGCAGATGACGCTTTGTTTCATGGTGAAGTCACTGTAAGGGAAAGTCTCTACGTAACAGAGGGGGGTAGGTTTAACACTGATTTAACGGTTGACGATTCGTTGTCTGTTAACGACATAGGGGTAGCCCATATAAGGGCTGATACTATTCGGGGTGATACGGCTAATTTTACTCATGGAGATTTTCAAAAGATATATGTTGATACTTTAGTGGGCGGTTCACCGGTATATGTAGAGGACAGCCTAAAATGCGATGGGGTTATATATGCCGAATCGCTTGTGGTAGGTAGTTATTTTGCACATACTGTCCCTCACGCTTATATGTGGTTTACCGATTCAAACTTTACTCTTGCGCTTTCAAAAGACGAAACTGTTATCGTAACCAATAATGTACAGGCTAATCTTTGGGACACTCTCGGCACTCCCGGTATGACGTGGCTGGACAGTGGTTTTTTAGAAATGGACGTGGCCGGTCATTGTGAATTTACTGGCATATTAAGCGCAACCGTTACATCAAATAATGACAGCCTTGAAATAGGGTTTATGAAGAAAAATGCCGGTGTTTATTCGTGGTGTTTGGGTCATGTGGATTGGGCACCTCAAACAACAAAATGGACTGATCCGGTTCCATTTATGGCAGATTGTGATGTATCTGTAAATGATACGGTATGTGTAGTAGTAATTAACCGCCACGACGATGATGATATAACGCTTATCACCGGATCATGGCGAGCCAAATGGATACACCCATAGGATAAATTATGCCAGACGCAGTAGTAGGAACAACGTCATATATAAGCAGTAACGACTTAGGGGTCTTTGACAATATGTATAAACAGGCTGGGCCTAATCGTGTTAATACGGCACTCACCTGGGCGTTTGGTCAGGTAAACGAAGTACTGGTTTTAAAAGTGCCTGTCCCATTAAAAAAGACTTCTACTGGTGAATACGATTCTAGTGTAAAGACTTGGCAAGCCCTGTTAGCTTTAGACTACATATACAGGGGTAACGCACCGGAAAAGGCGGATAGCTATATGTTAGCCGTTACTAATCCTGATGGAACGGGCATACTAGACAGGTACTTAAAGGGCGAATGGGTGCCGGAAGTAATGACCACCGTAGCAGAGGTAGGCTTTCAGCAAGCAGTAGCAGGGTCAAGCAATAGCGGTTCTGGCAAGCTGGTAATAGACGTTAGGGCTAAGTATGACGATGACCGGGACCGGACATGGACTTTTATTGTTACTACGGCTGGCGCAGTAGGCACAATGGTCTTTAAATGGAAGTCTGATCTTGACAGTAGCACCTATACTGAAAACGTTCTTAGTTCTAGCGATTGGCTATACTTTGAGTGGGGTCTTAAGGGCTATTGTGTGGGTGATGCGGCTGGTGACTTTGTGGTTAATGATAGTTTCACCGTCAAAGGAATACCACAGCAAGCAGATTTACAGGGCATGGGACCAAGCACAGCGGGGTTATTACGATGAATTTTGATATAGCCATACAAGATAAAAGAATACAAAAGATGCTTAATAAGGCATGGTGGACGTTAATAGCGCCCCAAAGAAAGAAAATGTTTAAGGATATAGCGGTAGCAGTACAAAAAGACATTCATTGGAATTTTGACCACGACAGGACATACGATGACCAGCGAATGCCAAAACTAACAGCCACTACGTGGCGGTTAAAGAACTTGGGTATGATTACGGCTAAATCCGGCAAGCGGAAAGGCAAAAGAATGACTGCTGCTCAAATCAGAGCAAAGCGCCTAAGACAGAGCAAGAGTGCTGGTAGTTCGGCTGGTAGGGTGATAAGGGCAAGCAAGCTATATGTTACGGGCTTGTTGCAGAAAATAAGATTCAATGCAAATGCAGACAGGGCTATTGTTTGGAGTCCGGCAGACTACGCATTAGCACTTAATGAACGCTCGCGTGTCCGGCCCTGGGGTGGCAAATCAAGACCAGCAAAGCCATTTAAGTTTATGGGTTTTGGTAAAAGAGTGCTGGGCAAGATAGATAAGATACTTGTTAAACACATTTTCAATAAGATACGATAATGCCAGACCTTAAAGACTACGGTAACTTAATACAGACCGCTATTCTAGCGGATAGCACTATTGGCGCATTGCCCCGGCTGGTGGTTGCCAATACGTCTATAAACGATGACGAGGACATAGAAAAACAGCTTAAAGTAATAATGGGCGATAATGACAACTTGATAAATATTACTAATCACAGGATAGAGGACAGCGAGCCGTACTCAAGCGGTCAAAAAAAATTATACTCTTTTCAATCAGACATATACGTAGCAATAAGGACACAGCAAAACTTTGATACAGATGATAACGATACGATCCCTACAATGGGAACTCCGGCATGGGGTACTAACATAGAAACAATGGCAGGCTATATAAGAACTGCTCTTAATTACAATAAGTTAACAGGTGATTACCTGGAACTAGGGGGTGAAATTATTACTAGTGAACCCGCAATAGATACAAGAGATGGGATGTTTTATATTATGCTGACCCACCAGGGCCGGTTATACGAATAAGGAGATAGAATGAACAAAATAGATAACGCGATAATCGAGAACATAAACAAGCTTATTGAAGAAAAAAAGCCTGAAGAGGCTAAAAAAATAATGGTCAAGCTGGCTGACGATAGCGGTTACGACATAGAGAACAACACCAAATTCAAGGGTGTACGTGACCAACTCTTAAGCGAGCAGACCAAACTTAAATCTTTTATGGACTTAGGCGTAGATGCGGAAACAGCCAAGACTTTGATTGACAAGGGCAAAGCTGTTGAAGATGCTAACGCAACCGCAGAGGAAAAGGCTGTTAAATTGGCGCAAGAAAAAGAGGTTTTAGAGGTAGAACGCAACAAGTACAAGAACGAAGTTGATACCCTTAATCAGAAGCGTACAGACCTTGTAAAAGGTTTGATTGACGATGAGGTTAAGGATATGGACGTACCGGAGCGTGATGCTTTACTAGCCGATTTAGTAGATGTGCCGATTGAAAACCAGCTTAAATTAGTACGCCGGTTCAAAAACTCTAAAATCATTGATGGCCCACCGAACAATGGTACTCCCGGTCAGAAAGACGTTAACACCAAGATACCAGAAGCAAAGATACAATTATACGTGGATACTTGGGGTCCGAAAGGCTTAAGCAGGGAAGATGTAATCGTTTGTTTGGATACGGGCTATTCTTTTCCACAAAAGGTAAGAGATAAACAAAAGGGGTAATGTATGGGTTATGCAAGTCAAACATTGACCGATTCCTATGCCGATGGCAAAATGGGGATGGTCGTTCCCACTGGTTTTGAGCGGTTAGTACCCGCTTTAGACCCAGACGGGAGCGGTGATTTTATTCCTATGCGTTTGCTGTCTGGTGTAGCTGTTACCAGGGGTGATTTACTTCAATACTCTGGTGGCTACGCTGTATCAGCAGATTCAAGCGCATTGCAGTATGACATGGCCGGTATCTGTGTAGAAACAGTTTCCGGTAGTTCTGTAAACACCGAAATAACTATGGATATGGGTATAATGAGGGGCGTTATCTATAAAGTACAGGCTTCCGATGCCGCAATGACGTCTACTGACATTGGTGGTTACTGTAATGTAACGACTTCGGGTAAGGTTCTGTTTTCTGGTTCTAAGAACTCTACCGCGCAGTTCCAGTGCGTTGACGTACTAAATTATACCAATAAAATTGTAGCAGTACGGCTTAACCGCCATAGCGAATAGAGGGAGGTGAACTAATTAATGGAAACTTTAAAAGGTTTTGAGGATTTTTTTGATCGTAACTTTACCGACCTTGCGAATGACGGGGAAGTAGTTGCCCCGGCTATGCATAAGAGGCTGGCAGCGGTTGAAATGGTTACAGACAGGATTGTTAAGGGTTCTGCTGTTTCGGGTTTGAATAAGGCCCAGCATACAGGGACTTATGCCGGTTATCAGTCTGACGATCCGGTACAGATGTACGATTTTACGGTTGAGCAGTACAAATGGACTCAGAGCGTGGTAATACCGGAAGCGGTTTACAAGTACGCTAACAGCCCTCAGTATTTGGTTGACCAGTACCGGGAACGTGGTGACCTGTCCGAATTGGGCATGTCTTTTAGCAAGCAGATAGATGACGAATTGGCAGGGTATTTCAACTCTACCAATATGGTTAGCACCTCTGCTCCTTATGCTACTCCCGATGGTGCGGCTTTATGTTCAGTGGCTCACCCTATAAATCCTAATCTAGCAACCACCTATAACACTAATCTTTCGACTTCTTCGGGTCTGTCCTATGCTAACGCAGAATCCGTGTTACAGCAGATTGGCGAGATATCGGATTTCCGTAATCATCCGGCTGAATTACAGCAAAAGTACCAAATGTTCATGATGGTGTGTGGACAGCAGGCCGGTCTTGCTCGTCGAATAGTTCAGACGTTAGGTGTTAATAACTCTCGGGCCGGGGATGCAAATAGTGACCGGAACGTACTCCCGTTAATGGGTTTGCAGTCAGAGCCTATTATATGGAGCCGGATTGGTAACCGTTATCAGGGTGCCAATGACACGACTTGGTTTATAGTTATACCTAAGTTATCTTTCAAGGTTTATCGTAGTTCAAATATCGAGTACAAAGCCTGGATTGACGAGGATACGGATGCTCTGCATTTTGGTGCAAAAGCATGGTATCGTCTAAAACTGGTTGATTGGCGAGGCGTTTATGGTGCAACAGCATAAGGAGGCTAATATGAAAAAGCTGATTATAGTTGCTTTATGTCTCCTGATAGCTGTGCCAGCGTTTGCCGCTCACACAGAGGGGCCGATAAATGTAGACCGTGTCGTAACCGGCAGCAATAACTACGGTGAAGACCCGAATCCTACCAAGGATATCACTTTGGCAAATGACGAGAATATCGACAACAGTACTGACGGCAACATTGTCATTACTGCTGATTCTGTGGTAGCCTCGGCGGTATTGCGTATCGGAACCGATTTGGTGGCTGGCTCTGATATAGTCATTACCGAAGACTTGTCAATAGGTGACAATATCACCGCTTTAGATAGTATCAACTCGTCATTCGTAGTAGATGGCGATTTGACTATGGATGCTCTGGGTGATTTGCTGGTTGAGGTTATTGACAGCCTAGACACTATCTATGCCAAAAACGATCTGGTAACTATCGAATCTGACCTTAAGGTAATAGACGATTTAGAGGTCGGGGCTGATTTGACAATTGGTGATGATATTGTTGCCTTGGATCGTATTAGCGACTTAGACAGCATAACCACAAGCTTTGTAATACGTGGCGATGTTAAGCTGGGAACGTTAGGCGATTTGCTGGTTGAGGTTATTGACAGCCTGGATACTATCTATGCTAAAGCAGATTTATTGGTTATCGAATCTGACCTTAAGACAGTAGACGATTTAGAGGTCGGGGCTGACTTGACAATCGGTGACGATATTGTTGCTTTGGACCGCATATCGGACCTAGACAGCATTACCACTAGTTTTACTATCACTGGTGATGTGACGATGGGAGCGAGAGGCGATTTGGAGATAGAAGTAATTGACAGCCTAGATACCATTTATGCCAAGAATGACATGCTCTATATCGAGTCTGACCTTACCATTTTAGGTGACGCTTATATAGCCACCGCAGTTCAGGTGCCAACTATCGATTCGCTGGCTACGATTTATGCGGCTGGTGACACCTGTACGTTTAATGAAAACGTAAAGGTTACGGGTGACATAGAGATTGACGGCCAGGGTGTGCCGGTTGTTGTTAATTCCGGTGGTACTGATTCGCCTGTTATCCAATACGGGGCGTTAACCAATCCTACGGCGGTTGACACGATTCATTTCCCGCAGGCATTTACTACGGTGGGGGGGCTGTTCTTACAGGCTAGTTACGGCGTCACCGATAGTACTGTTATATGGTCAGTTGACAGTATTAGTGCCACAGTGGAGACAACGGCATATATCCATTGCGATTTACTGCTTCCAACGTCAGCAGCTGACACCTGCTTGATACGTGCTAAAACAACAGTTGATGCTTCGACGCTGTATTGGCAGGCAATAGGTAACTAAGATTACGGGAGGGGGTAAAACCCCTCCCAATCTTTAGGAGAAAAGATGAGTTATCCAAGATTTGAACAAGACCAACGGTGGGCTTCAGCAGGCGGTGGACGGGCCTATATACGGTGGTCTAGCCGGGAGCATCCGAAAAACACCACTTGCCCCTTGTGTGGGGCTGGATTGACTAACGGATACTGTACGGTGTGTACATGGAACAGGGTTAAATTTATAGACCCAATACGTTATAACAGATTAGTACCTAAATAATCGAGGGAGATAATGATGGAACCAAAGACAGCAAGCCAAAAGGCTTATGATTTTATCGAGAACACGGGAGTATTCACTGATCCGGCTAAAGCCGCTAACAAGCCGGAAGAATGGACACAAAAATCAGTAAAGGCGGTAACGCAGGTATTTGAACAGATAGAGGAATTAAATCAACATATAGGGCATTTAAACGATGTAATAGCTTCTGGGAAAGACGCTGTTAAGGTGGCAGGCAATCTCAAGGCTATTACCGATTCACCAAATGCGAAGATGTGGGTACAATACAGAAACGAGGTAATGGGTGGAGGCCCAACTTCGGTAGAGACTTCCATGTTAGCGCAGTTGGTTTTGGTTATGGAAATTCTTACAGAAAAATTACTAAAAAAACAGATTTATGAACTATTAGCGGAGAAAGACAATGAAAAAACTGCTGATGTTCCTGCTCCTGACAAGCGTGGCTCTAAGCCAGATGATGTTGGGAGAAAGGGACAGCCGGATAATCCAGGGGCATGACGTTGATGGGACGGGCTATATAACCGTTGATGCCGTTGACACCGCTGCTTCTGACACTATTAACGCAGCTGGCTATCCGTATCCAAGTATTGAGATATGGGCAGTACAGGATGGGGATAGTGTTGCTTTTGACAGTATTTGTATATTAGCCACGCTACAACCAAGGGGCAATACATCGCCCATGACTGTTGCGAGTGATGTTAATCGTAGCAAAGCATGGTCAAAGGTACGGGGTGCGTGGACGCTGCTTAATTATACTGCTGGTGACCATGAGATAATTTCTTTATCCATGCCCAAAATAGAACGGATTATAGTACGGGCTTATAACGGGGCTAGTGCCGATAACGGGACAAACTCAAAGCTATACTTTACTCTAAACCTGGGACCATGAAAGGGGGTAATATCATGAGGAAATTACTCCTATTAGCTTTATTGATTACCCCTATATTTGCTCAATGGGATAGGGGTGTACGGGACTCTGTAAGGGCCGCTAGTGTAGCTGACAGCCTGTTAAGCTTCGATAAGGACTCTACATGGTCTAAGATTATAGTTGATACTATAGGTGCTGGTGACAGCCTGTTTATAACGGCTCACACTCGTATTACCAAGTCTGTAACGGTTGATTCTACGTTTACGGTTAGGGGTTCTACAATAAAAGCAGATACCATAGATGATTGGGATGACGGATTTATAACCATAAAGCCTACTGTGACCATAAACGGCTCTCTTTATGTAAATACAGCGGTTATAGACACCCTTGATTCGTTGCGTATTATAAGGCCAACAGATGACTCTCTAAGTGTTTACGGGGTATTAGAGGCTGATGATTTGCTTATCAATAATGATATAGTAGTTACTGGTGATATTGATTCGGTGGATAACGTAAGGACTAAACGCCTGTATGCTGACTCTGCTAATATTGACACGGTTAATGGGAATATCGTCCTCAGCAACAAGACCACTCTCGATGATACTCTACAGGCAAATGGGAGATTTAGGTCAACACAATATTCGAAATACGAAGGTGTGATATTTTTCAACGGACTAAACGTCAACTTGGGGGGGAACGGTGATTCGCTCTATTTGTATGATGGTACTCAGCCCGATACGGGTCATGCTTATATAGCCGAAATAATTCCCACATACAGCAAGGGTGGTGTTGCCGTATTAGACACTATAACGGTTAATTATACGGTTCAAGACAACGATGATGACTGGGATTTTTATCTCATGGCCTCGTCTGGTGGCGGTGGGGCAACTAGGGTTGACTCGCTCAAGGCGTTGGGGGAAGGGGCTACGGGCAACTTTACGTCTGGCAATATGTTGGCGGCAGACCGCACAATGAGTAACGGATACGGGTATTTTTTAAGGGCAATGCTAAGAGATTCTGATGTTGACCGTGACATCAAGATAAATCAAATTAGAATTATATACCATCGGGAATAACATGAAATACATTGTATTACTTGTATTACTTGGTGTCGGTGGTGTAGTAGGTGCGTTAAATGCCAACGTGGTTGTTGATTTTATTACTTCTCCGTTAAGCTGGAACGATAGAGAGGTAGCAAGGCATTTAGCCAAGCCAGAAGTCCAAAGAGTAGTTATAGCCGGTGTGCCATTTAAAAGTCTTAATGTAAGAGGCAAGCAGATTTACAGACCAGAAACAATAGAAAAAATACGTAACAAATGGAAAGGATCAGATTATGCTGAAGTGGTTAAGATTTATTTTGGTATTGATACCCCTAATTCCATTTTAACCAAAGGAGCTAAATAATGGATTACGATAAATTCGTAAGCTGGATTTCAAACCCGCTGGTGTGGGGTGCGCTTGCTGCTTGCCTTGGTATTCTTGGATGGGTAGCAAAGAAAACCAAGACCAAAGTAGACGATAAGATTGTGGGATTTATTAAGGGTGCACTCGGTGCTATGCGTGGCAAGAAAGCCTCTAAAAAATGAAATTCAAGTTAAACTGGAGTATGCTTTTCCAGATATTAACCGTAGCCGTAATCATAGGCTTTTGGGCATGGAAAGCTGGCTCTGGAACGGGTATAGCTATTGACCGTGTAGATGCACACGAAATACAAATAAAAGAAATAACCGAGCGCCTACGAAAGGACGAGACACATGACGCAGGGTTTGAATCAATGGTAATAACCAAATTAGACAATATAGAATCGATTCTAAAAGAATTGAGGAGGTGAATTAAATGAGCGTTTACGGAGTAAATAACACCAAGTATGGTATAGTGCAGGAAACCGCTGCCGGGACTGCTATAACTACCGGGGACAATCTTTTGTTAACCACCGAAAGGGAGATTAACATAGAGAATGGCATGACCCTCAATAATACCCGAAAGGCTACGGGCTTAAGCTATCAAACGGCTGGTGATGGGAATGATTTTATTATGACCAACCAGTTGCCTACCGTTACATTGCCGTTTCATTGTAATACTGATAACATGGTTCTGTTGCTGGCTAGTCTCACCCAAAACCCGTCAGAGAGTGGTTCTGGGCCTTACGTAGTGCAGTACGACCCCTATACGACTACTGCAATGGGACAGATAGAGATAGGTGATGCCAGTGATTTTTACACGTTTACCCTGCTTAAGCAGAACGAGTCCGGCGTTACATTGAGCGAGTCTTTGGCTGGTTGTGTGGTCAGGAGTATGACTATTACTAGTGGACAGGGTGACCCAATATCGATATCTGCTGAAATCGTAGGCATGGTATACGATAGCCAGGTAGACTTGTCTGGGCTGGCTTCTTTTACCGCCTTTGACACCAAGGTCAAGTTACATAGCGATTTAACAACCAAGTTTGCCGGTAACAGCTTTGATCTGCTTAACTGGTCTATGACTATCACTAATAACGTTATACCGGTGTACGGACCCAACCAGACCCCTCAGAAGTGGCTATTTGGCCCTCTGGACATCACTTTAGAGGCTACATGGCCTTGGACATCAACTGACTATAAAGCCGCTATAAAGGCAGATACGGACTATCTGTTTGAGGCTTACAGGGGTTCTCAGGCTGGTTCTAGTAACGGTGACATATCCTTTTTAAGTAACTTTGTACCTGATAACATACCTACCGGCAACCAAGATGAGATGAAAATCCATACGATTACCGGAGTGGGTGCGTATGACGGTACTAATGCCGCTTTACAGATTATCTTAGGCAGTACAGGCGATAGATTAACAGCAACTTAAATAACCGAGGGAGATAACCATGATTGAAACGTCTGGAAAAGATTACGATACAACTTATCCGTATGTATTAGAGTGTGACAGGCTAGAACCGCTTGAAAATCAAACAACCTATAATCTTAACCTGTTGAGGCCAGAGCGTAACAACTATTATGTTAGCCGGTTTGCCGATTGTGCCAAACAGCAGGGGTCAAGGAATAACAAGCTAGACCATAAAAAGTTTACCCTTGTGGAGAATGACCGCCTAATGGACATAGTTGACAACGTAGAGAATGTCAAAATTGATGGGACAGTAAACAAGAAAGTTGACAAGTCTGGCGATAGAGCGCTATTGCTTAAACATCTTACCGACCTGGACAGCAAGAAGCGAGACGAATTAGCAGAGGCTGGCTCGGATATGGCAGCAATGAGTGAGGGGCTAAAAAAAAACTTGCCTATCTCGCATGGTTCGCCCTCTGGCGAACAGAGCACAAGCGATTAAGATTATATGATTGTGATGTCTGCCACGCGGATAAGTACAGATGTGATCGTGGTTGTTTCTTAGAAGAGGACACCTTAACCGTAGAGTATACTTTTAAGGGTGAAACCGAAAGGAAATCCGTTGACCTAGAGGGGTTGTGGGAGATAATAGGGGAACTATACGAAAGTGAGCCAAGCAAATCAATATTTCTGCACGTTGACCAAATGCGGGTTGTTCTCGGGGATAAGCCGGGATTTGTATGTCCCACGTCGATTGTTGACCCGTTTTGTGACAGACTACTCTTATATGAAACATCTTTTGAAAAGTACGGCGTTGATTTGTTTTCGTTAGACTCATTTTTAGTAGAAGCACTCGCCATTATCAACACTACCCGAAACCAGTATGATGAATTTCAATACTTAGCCAAGCATGGAAACAAATAATGCCACTACGTAAATCAGCAGGGCGAAAGGCGGAGAGCCGGGAACGTGGAGTCAGGGCAAGGGCTAGAAGTGTGGCTATTAAGAAGTTCGGTCAATCAAGGGTTAGCGGTATGGATGTACACCACAAGAACGGTAACAATAAAGACAATAGACCTAGTAATTTGAGTCTTAAAGCTCACGGCTTACACGCAAAGAAACACGGCAGGGGTAACGGTAGGCGAGGTAAGAGATAATGGGTAGCACAATAGCAAAAAAACTCAAGATGATAGTTAGCATTAAGGGTGCGGCTAAAGTAATGAGCAGTATTAAGAAAATAGCCGAGGGTATATTCTTTATTGGTAATGCCGCTAAAATGGCAGTAGGGTTTATTCAGAGGCTGATTTCTCCCCTGACAAATTTTACCAAAGAGGGTATTAAAAACAATATTATGTTGGAGCGCATGAACCTCACCCTTGAGGTGGTGATGAAATCTGCCAAAAAAGCAAAAGATATGTTTGCCTGGGTTCGTGGCTTTGCGGCTAGAGTGCCTTTTGAACTACAATCGGTATTAAATGCGGCTACTGTTTTAGAAACCTACGGACTTAATGCAAAAAAATGGATGGGCAATATTGCCAATATGGCGGCTGTTATGGGTCGAGACATAACCGACGCTTCACAGGCTATCGCTAATTTGTTGCAGGGCGAGGGTGAAATGATGAAGCGGTTTGGTGCTACCCGTCAGACCTTAATGAAATACGGTTGGTCTGGACTTTACAAAGACACCCAACAACTTGTAGTAGCTGTTAACAAGTTTATGATAGACAAGTTTAAAGACGGTACAATAAAAATGGCTAAAACTTGGGATGGTGTTATATCCATGTTCAAGGACAAATGGTTTTCGTTTACTGCCGGGGCAACGTCAGAATTGTTTGAAAGTTTTAAGGATACAATGAACAGTGTTAACGATTTTTTAAGCAAGTACGATTGGGAACAGATAGGACGAAACTTTATTAAAAACTGGCGATTAGTGTGGGATACCATGAAAAAAATAATGGTCATGTCTGTCAAATTAGGATGGACCCAGACTATTGATTGGCTTAAGGGCGAGGGTTTGGCTCTGTTGTGGGGGTGGGCTAAAAAGGTGCTTGATGTTATGGGAATGATAACCAACCCCGCAGAATTAGCAAGGCGTGGAATTAAGGCCACGCATGGTCTAATTAAACGAATTCTGTTTGGCAAAGATGCAGAAAAAGCAGACCCAATCGAAGATTATAAAAAAGAGGTAAAGCGTCTTGTAAGTGACTTGTTTGGAGAGTTGTCAAAGGGTGCGGCTATCGTCGTTGGTGGTGAAGCAACGGGTGGATATTTCCGGGGCGGTACTACGGGTGGTGGGGGTCCAGCGTCGGACAGTGGAGAAAAAAAGCGATTAAAAAAGCTAGAGGAATATTTTCAATGGAAACAAGATATTTACGATAAAGCTGTTGAAGATTGGTATACGGCAGCAGAAAAAGAAAGAGACTTAAGGGAAAAATGGTATCAAGAGGGTGTGGCGATATATAAAAAAGAATTGCAACAAATTCAAGACATGACTAATTATGTATCACAGGCTTTTGTGTCCATGTTCGATGTTATTTCGGTCAACGCTAATTCTACAGAAAAACGAGTGCTTAGTTCGTTGACTGCTATTACTAGCGCTGTTCCGCAAGCGCTCAGCTTAATGCATAAACTAAAACTGGGTGACATAACGGGTGGCATGTTTGGTTTTGGTATAGCCGGTTTGGGTCTAGGCTTAATCGGTACGCTGATGGGTCAGTTTAAAGGTGACAAAGAATCCGAGGAATCTGCTAAAGAAGCCCGTCAGGAGCGACAGATAAGACGCTTCGGCAGTACCACCAGGGCAACCCCCATGAATGTCACCATAGCCCCGGTAGTAACGATTACAGGTGAATTAATCAACTTAGGTGAAGACGGAACGGTAGCCGGTGGTAGAATTTTCGACCTCTTAATTAACGCTACGCAAGAAGCAGTTGAAACAGGTGAAATGCAGGGAGTGATAGGAGCGGTTATATGAGCCAAGGTGACAAATTTGAATTAGGTGTCGAATGTCCTATTAAGAACTGGCAGTTTGAAGAGTGGGACAGGTGGCTATATATTAGAGACGCTGTAACTAGTGGTGCTACTGTTTGGGTATCTGATGTAGACGGTGACGAATTAGACCCCAGAATAGCAAGCTATGTATTAAGTCCTCAAAACACGGTTATAATCGGTCCTAATTCTAGCGGTTATTCGGAAACTCAAACGGTACAGTCAATAGAGAAACATATCACAGCAGACGAATATTTTATTACTTTTGGGAACAACTTATTATTCGACTACTCGGCACAAGACAAGATGTTAATCAGGACAGCACCGTTGGGATGGACACCATCTTATGATAGCTATAGAACAGACAGGGTTTATGCCCGTAAGGGAGCCATGAAATACGGCAACTCTAAACTAGACTATGGGGTTGGTTCTTCTGCATACATTGAGCGAACTGCCGCTGCTGGTACTGATTACCGCCTTTTGCAAACAACCGACATTGACACAGTTTTAGCGGCTAATGGAGTACACAGAATGTCTACGTGGGGTTATGCAATAGGCGATACTGGCAATTGTGATATCAAGCTAGATACACTGAAAGCAGACGGTTCAACGATAGCTTCTGCCACTACTACCCACAACTACAGCGGAATAAGCACATGGGCGCAAAATACCTCAACTTTTACACCTGGAAGCAGAACATCGAAAGCAAACATATACATGCAGATAGATACCGTACCATCTACTACAACACATTTTTATTTAGACAACCTAACTATAGAACACGCCCAAGGAACGGATGACACAGCCTCTGGGTACTACACCATGACTCAATATGCGGATCAGGGGTCAATTAACTATGACAAGATTTCCAGGCAGGCCAGAACGGTATTAGTTAACAACACTATGTATGCCACAGACTCAAGTAATAATCGTATCAGGTATTGGTTAAGCTGTAATTTTACTAACGCAACTCAAGCAACCTATGATAATTTAATTGTTTTGGAAAAGCACTGTAACGACGGTAACAACATAGTATTCAGACCTTTTATTAACGACCTGCCAGATGTATTGATTGGCAAAATACGCATTACCAGCCCTAGTAAAAACCTGTGGAACTACGACTATAGAAGCTTTTCATTTCGCTTTGAGGCGGTCTAATGGCGGTATCCGCACAGCTTAAAGAACTCATTAAGCGTGGACACCTTGTCTACGATATCAAGTTTTTCATTCAAGACGAAAATTCTAAATGGGTGGACTTTACCGATAGGACAGCAGAGAACGCTTTAGTCAATATTGGCGAGATAGAGATAAGCGGTGAGCGCAACCACGGACAGAGCAGTACCCACGATATCACCGTTACCATGCGAAACAATGACCGCTTCTGGAATAAAGCCCCGTCTAAGATATTGGGATTACTAACGACAGACGGTAGTAGTGCCAGTTTCACAGACTTCTATAACAAGAAAGCCCAATTAAAATTAAAGTATAAAATGCCTAACGGTGGTGCAGAAGAACACGCAGTAGGCACGTACTTAATTAAAAAGATTGCCCCCGGCAGTTCAGCCAGCCAGACAGCCCAATTAACATTGACAGGCTTACAGGATATGTTAAGGAATGTGTCAGCCGAGAGTGTTAAAAATGGTGAGATAATGTACAGGGACAGGCCAATACGACAAGTAATAGACCAGATATTAGCGTTAGTGCATACAGCAACAGAAAGACAGGGGTTCGATTGGCCTGACAATATAGAGATACAAAATCAAGTAAAAGTTAATAGTAACGATTTTAGAACTGTTAGCACCGGATTTAGACCACCAGGACAAGACCAATACGGCGTATGGTCAGACCCCGAATTTAGCGGTATTGTGAGTAGGCGCATCTTGTATAATTCTAATTTCAGCACCACCTTGTTTTATTTTGCTGTTGGAGAGGAACTATACAGTTATAGCGTTGCCGAAGACTATTGTACATTGCTAACGTCTGGTTCAGCAGCGGAACTTGGTAGCGGTTTCAATATACGGCGGTTATGGTATAATTCAAACGATGGTAAATTGTGGGGTGCGGCGTGGGAAGACCAGAGAACTAGCACGGTAAGGGCAACCCCAGCCAAGTTTTTTTCTTTTGATGGAGCCACCCTGGTGACAGAGGGTGCGGTTAACGATGTTTTTACCGGTGAATTTTGTTATAGGCGGGGATTTAAATATACCATAGGGGCCAATGATTTTTATTATAATATAGGAAACAACAATAACGACACATACGATTCTGGGAACAATGTTGTGGTTCCGTTTGACCAATATATAGCTATTTCTGCTGGTGGTTCAACCACCCAATCGGTCAATCGAACAACCCTTACATCCGAAACCCCTAATAGCCCCGTAGCAATTC